CGTGCCCCACTTGCCATTGAGGGTGACCAGCCCGTTCATGGGCGTGGCAATCGCCATTTCGTAGTTGCCCGCATCCGGCAACACGTAGACCGGACAATCGGCGTCGCTGCGCTGCGTGATCACCGACACCACCGCACCGTTGACGCCGAAGCGGGCGCGCATCTCGGCTTCAAAGCCGTCGGGCAGCACGCCCTCGAAGTAGCCGTTCTGTTGCACGCCCATCTTGGGCAGCAGGGGCCGGAACTCCTCGGCCGCGCTTGCCAGGCTGGTGCGCTGCGCCTCACCCACCTCCATCTGCACATCGACCTCGGAGATCGCCGACGAGAAATCAAACTCGTCGACCCACACCGCCATTTCCGTGCCCTTCATGCGTCCCTCCTACAGCGTCGCCGCTTCGTCGTCATACTCGATCGTCAGGTTGCAAATACAGCCGTACGCGTCCAGCTCGCCCACATACTCGTCGGCGCCATCGGCCACGCTGATAAAGCGGATCGACCCGACGTCGCTCGTCTCGCTGTACGCGTCCAGCAACTCGCGCACAGCCTCGGCCAGCGCCCTGGCATCCGCATATTCCAGCGCCCAGCACGCAATCTGCAGCGTCACCGTGCGCCAGCCCGCCCGGCCCGCCAGCGTATACTCCGGGTCAGCGGCCAGCCGCCGGTAAACCAGGCTCGGCAATGCCGTCTCTTGGCGCAGCACCACCGGCGAGATTCGCTGTCCCACCGCGGCCGCAATCGTGGCGTCCGCCGCCAACATGCTCACAATGCGCTGTTCAATCATTGTTGCCAGGCATCCTCAACCATTTTGACCAACTGCCGCTGAATCTCTGCCAACGCCGGCTGGCGCATGCGCCGCTTCGCCCGCTGGAAGAAGGGCCGCTTGCGAATCGCCCCCATCCCCCGCCGCGTGCTGCGCTTGCCGCGCCCGTTGTCCTGCGATCGGCTCTTGCGCCCGCCCTCAATAAATCTGGTGTAAAAAACCGACGACCACACCAGCGCCTGCTTGGGCCGCGGCGGGAATTTGAGCGGGCTGTTGAGCCGCTGCCCGCGCCCGGGCCGCACCAGGGGTCGATACTCGTTGCGCACAATCGACGCCGTAAAGACGCCTGCGCGCAGTTGGCCGGTATCCTCCGGCGCCTCCGGCCGGGCCGCCTTGGCGATCATATCGGCGCCCGCCTGGAGCGCACGCGCCACGCCCGGCCCGCGCAGCGAAATCTGCAGCGCCGTCAGCGCAGTGGTCACATTTTCCTGTACCCGGACCTGTACCCGGTTGCGGCTGCGTCGCCGTGCCATCTATGCCTCCGCCTCAATACAGCGCAGCACGATCGTGCCGTCCGTTCTGTGTGGCGTCACCGTGTCGACCATCAGCGTCTTGCTGCCCCACAGCAGCCGGTCCTTGTTCGTCACTGTCACCCCGGCGCGTATGGTCACCTCGTAACTGACCACCATCACCGGCCGGTCAGCGAGCACGGGCTCGCGTCCGCCGCGCTCGACAATCTTGGCCCACACCGTGGCCACCGTCGACCAACCCTGCACCTCGCCGCCGAACGCATCGCGCACCACGGTAGCCGTGCGGATCTGGACCTGCTCGTTGAGTTCACCCGCCCCAATCCGCGGCATCAGGCCACCGCCATCAAATTCGCCACCTCGAACAGGTAGACCCCGCGCACGGCATCCGCATCGCCATAGGTCGCCGTCACCGTCAGCGCATGCACCTCGATCGGCCGCGTGGCCGACACGATCGCATTGTCGGTTGGCGTCAGCGTAATCTCGACCGTGCTGGCCGCCGGCGTAATCGCCGTGTCGTCGCGGATCTCCTGCCCGGTAGCCACGTCGTCGATACGATAGCTGATCGCCGTCGGCGTTGCGGCCGCTCCCGTTTTGTCACGGAAGGCCGCGGTCACATAGGCCGTGCTTTGCTCGTTGACGCGCTCCATAGTGCCTCGTTAGCTCAACGTGATCGACACGTCGACCGTCCACGTCTGCCCGCTCGCCTTCGTCCCCTGGTTGCTGACGACCCGGTTCAGGTTGTCGGCCGCGTCGCTGTTGCCGTTGGCGACCGTGAACTCCTGCCAGGCGAAATTGCCCGTCGACGTCCCAAAGACCGCCCGCCAGGTCACCGTCTGCGCGCTGCGGCTCGGATAGCCAGACTCCATGCCCACATACGCCTTGTTGGTCGACGCCTGCAACCCCGTCTGCGACGCTGCGGCCGCCGTGCTGCTGTCGCCGACGCCGATATAGGCATTGGCATTGGCGAAGCTTGTCGGCGTGCCGGCGCCGATGACCAGGTCCCACAATTCGGCGATCCCTTCGTTGAGCAGCAAGTTGCCGTCGATCACCGACTCGGCCGGCAACTCGACGCCATCTGCCCCAACCACCGGCGACGCCTGGCCGGCCTCAAAATCCTGTTCGCTCGCATAGCGCCGGATCAGCCACTGCGTGCGATAAAATGCCTTGTCCTGTACCATCCCTGCCTCCTAGCGATTCCACGCAAACGACACATCACGGCGCGCGAAGCCGAACGCAATCGGCTGGGCCACCATCGAGAACTCAACTCCACGCGTCGCCCAGCCAAAGGCCAGCGAGCGCGCCAGCCACGCAAAAGCCACCGACCGTCGGGCGATGCTGAAATCCACACGCACAATGCGCACCGCCGCATCGAACGCAATCGCCACATCGACACCGGCGCCCAAATCCACCACGGCCAGCGTCGCCGCGATCGCACCAATCACATGCGCCGCCTGCGCCACATCCGACACCGGTACCTGCACCGCAATCGAGCCGACGCCATCCACCGCAGCCGCAGCATCAGCCACCGCCACCAGGATCGCCGTCAACAGCGCATCGCTGCCGGCCGCCGTGTCGCTCACGGCCAACGTCACCGCCACGCCCGGCGCATCCGCCGCACTGCCGCTGTCCATCACGGCGAGCGGCGCCACACCAACCGTCACCGCTTCGGCGCCGCTGCCCGCATCGAGCACATTTAGCAGCATCGCCGACAACACGGCGATCAACTCGGCGCCGCTGCCCGTGTCGCTCACGGAGAGCGTCACCGCCACGCCGGACGCATCCACGCCGGCGCCGCTGTCTACTACCGTCAGCGACACGCCCGGCGGCAGCACCGTGTCCGCACCGGCGCCGCTGTCGACAATCTGTTTGATTGCCTCGGTCAGCAGCGCAATCGCCTCGGCGCCGCTGCCCACATCGGCCACGCTTACCGCAACCGACACCGTCAGGGCCTCGGCGCCGCTGCCCGCATCGGCCAGAGAGAGGGTCACCGCCACGCCGGCCAGCGTATCCGCCGCGCTGCCCGCATCGGCCAACGCCACCAGAATCAGCGCCAGCGCACTGTCGGCGCCGCTGCCCACATCGGCCAGAGAGAGGGTCACCGCCACGCCTGGCGCATCGACGCCGGCGCCGCTATCCGCCACCGGCACACTCGCCGCCAGGTTGCCCGGCACATCGACGCCGCTGCCCGTGTCGCTCACACCCAGGCTCGCCAACACCTGCGCCAACACATCGGCGCCGCTGCCCGTGTCCGTGCGTGCCAGGCTCGCCGCCAGGCCGCCCGGCGCATCCGCCCCGCTGCCCGCATCGGCCAGCCCCAGCGCCACCGCCACCTGCGCCAGCGCATCGCTGCCGGCCGCCGTGTCGCTCACGTTGATCTGTGATGCGCCGCCGCCCAGATCCTCCGCCGACCACTGCGTCGCATAGGTGCTGCTGTTGTTGCCGCCATACCCGGCCAGCCCAGGCGCCCCAGAGGTCAACGCCGAATGCGTCGCCGATACGCGCAGCGTGCCGTCGACATAGCCGCGCAGCGCCGTGCCCTCCACCTCCAGCCGCAGCGTATACGTCGTCGCCGAGGAAATCGTCAGCCCGGACGACGACGCCAGCACCGTCTCGGACCCGCCGTTGATGTAGACCAAATAGGCGCCGTACCCGGCAAAAATCACCAGCGCATAGTAAGTAACCGTGCTGCTGGCCGCCATGCGCGCGGCCGGCCCCACCGAGAAGCTATCCCCACCGGATCGGCACGGCGCCTCGACGGCGTAATCGTTGCTATCCATCGCCGCGCCAACCCAGCGCAGCTTGCGGTAACTGCTGCCGGTCGTGTTGTTGCGGACGTTGTTGGAGACGATCGCCCAATTGCCCGAGTCCTCGGCCCAATCGCTGCCCAGGCTCGTCGAATCGGCTCGATCGAAAGTATCCGCTCGCGTCGCCATCAGTACCGCACTTTCAGCAGATTCAACACACGCTGCACCGCCGGCGATACGGCCACAATCGTGCCGGTAATGGCCGCCTCCCGGTTGGCGTAAATCTCGCCGATCTGGAGGAGGATCGCTGCCTTCGCCATGCCTGGCACGTCGCCGGCATCGGCATAGCCGGCCACAAAACGCACCGTGATCGGATTGCTGGAATCGAGCACCACCGACGGCCAGTCGGCGCCCGGCGCCAGCACCACCCGGCCCGGCTCCGTCGCCGTATCCACCCGATAGTTGGCGGCCGCAAATGTGGCAGCCGTCCCGTCCTCGTCGCGATAGGTGATGCTGGTAATCGATCGCAATGGCGGCCGCGGAATCCAGATCACGCCGCCGGCCGGCCAGCCGGGTAAATGGAGATCCCACGTCTGCGGCATCAGCGCGCGCCACGTTTCCGCCTCGACCGCCTCACGCGCCATCTGCGCGTAGAGCGTCAGCAGGCTATCCTCCGCCGTGCTGCTGATATGCAGATGGTCCTTGATCTCCGTCAGCGTCACCGGCTCCTCGGCCGGCGGCGTGACCAGCACCCAGCTACCGATCATGCTATTTCCGCTTTCGCTTCGCCGTCGCCGTCTCGGCCGGCGGCGCCACCGCATGCTCCACGGCCAGCACGCTTTCGACGTCGACCGCCGTCGCCGCACCGATCGCAATCAGCTCGGCGCCCATGGCCTCAGTCACTTCGACCACCTGGCCCGCTTGCAGCACGCCCAGCGGCCCGGCCGCCATCGTCACCATCCGTACCTGCATCACTCGCTCCAATCAGGGCAGGAGGCCAACGTAAAAGCCCCCTGCCCCGCTACCCTCATGCCTCGGCAGGACCGGCCACCACGGCCGATGCCGCCACGGTCGCATGTGCCGCCACCGGCAACTCACGCGGGCCGTAGAGGATGGCCGTCACCGTGCCGAACGCAATGTTCGCCGTGGCGCTCGTGCGCACTGCCTGCACATAGCGCTCCGTCGGCCGGTAGACATCGACCACCAGCAGCGTGCCGTTGACGTCGTCGTTCGTGGCGCACGTGACCGCCGCACTGGCGCCGGAGAGGGCCGCCATGCCGCTGTCGCTGTCGGCCGTGTTCTGCTCCACCTTGAGCGTCGCCACGCCCGTCGCCACGCTGTCCTCAATCGGGCAGACGAACATCACGCCCTCGAAGCCGCTCATGTCGATGCGGTCGCTGTTGCTGTCCGTGTTGGCAGCGGCCGCCACCGGCGCGCCCACCTCACGCACACTCACGTTCTTGAAGAGATTCATGTCTCTGTTCTCCTATTGATAGCGAGAAAGGAGAGAAGGACCTTCGCCCCTCGCCCCTCGCAACTCGCAACTCTTAGCCCAGCTTCACGCGCACGAACGCCTCTTCGAGCACCGGCATGCCGTCCGACTCCATGCGGCCGATGAGGGCCACCTGGTTGGTCGTGGCATAGAGCTCGACGAGCCGCTGCATCTCCAACGCCAGGCTGTCGGCGATCCAGTAGTTGCTGAAGTCGCCCAGGATGCCCACATAGAGCGCGCTGGTGAAGGTGTTCGGCGCGTACTCGCTCACATCCATCGGCAGCCCGAGCAGGCGATCCGGCTCCCCGTCGCGCACCGACGGATACCACAGATACTGGCCCGTGTCGGCGCCGCCGGAAAGGTCGCGCAGCAGTGCGATCTGCTTGACCGCATCACGGTGGAAGATCCAGCGCGCCCGCGGCCAGTACGCCGCCTTGAGCGCGTACTTGGCATTGATCAGCCCGTTCATGGCGATGGCCGTCGCGCTGTTGCCCGTCGCCACGTCGCGGCTGGTGCTGATGCCGTAGGTGCTGGCCGTGAAGACGCCGAGCGGCTGGTTCTGGCCCGTGCCGGTCAGGAAGTTCTTCTCGTGCGTGATGGCGAACTTGTAGCCCAGCCGCTGCATGGCCAGACCCTCGGCGTTCGGAACCTTGCGCAGCAGCGTGCGGCTAATCTTCAGCCGCTTGGCCACCGGGTGCGGGTGCAGCTCGCGCCGCCCGAAGCTCATCGTGCTGTCCTCGTTGCCCGTGCCCAGTTCCGACGTCCAGTCGGCGTCGGCCGGGTCGTTGTCGAGGGTCGGCACGCCCAGGCTGTCAGCATTGGGGACCGCGAACACGGTCGCATGCTGGCGGAGAAACACCTGGTCGTCGATGTTCTTGATGAGCTGATCAACCACCTGCAACGGCGTCACCAGGAAGCCGCCGGCCGTGTCCAGGTCCACCTGAAGCGCGCGCTTCTCGCCGGTGAACATGTACTGCGCCCACGCCTGGCGGTGCTCGGGTTTGAGCGTGCCCAGCAGATTGCGCCACTCGGCCGCTGCCGCGCCGTTGCTCAACGCCTGCAACGAACGTGCCTGGAACCGCGGAGCGCCCGCGTTGCCGCTGCGTGCCTCATCCTCTGCCATGCGGTCGAACGTGCCCAGCGTCGCCTCGGCGCGCGCTGTGCGCTCCTCTGCCTCGATCTGGTCGTGCAGCCGTGCCTCGTCGGCCATGGCCGCTTCCCAGGCCGTGCGCTCTTCGCCCGTCAGCTCGCGCTGCGCCGCGGTTGCCGCGTCGAGCAACTGCCGGGCCTCACTGATGCGCTGCGCACGAACCTGGCGCAGCTCTGCAATACGATTTGCCATGATTCCTACCTCACTGGCTATTGGCGTGGCGCCGTGCGCCT